TGCCATCATTTACTCCTTCTTTTAAGAATGTTTTGGAAATCTTCTTGATTCCAATTATTATAATAACCTATTTTTTCTAATCTTTCAGATGCTTTATTCAATTCATCTAATCTTTGCATAAACAACATATTGTAGCTTTCTTCAAAGTGGGGTTCAAAGTGTTCTTGGGAAACCACATCTTTTTCTTCATGGTCTTGATGAAACCCCATTACATATAAATTGTTAGGATTTAAAAAAGCATTTAACATTGCTATTCTACTGTCGAAATGGAAAACATCCATATCCATGTTTAAATCACAGTATATAACCACATGCTTGTCCACTGGAAAGTCTTGGCTTATTGTTATTAAATCTGACCAATAATTACAATTAGACACAACAACATCTACTTTTTTATCTTGCCATGTTTTTTTTGCATACGGACATACTGGCTGTTCTGTTTCTAATACTTCTTTGGACCAATCTCTTACTTCTTTTTTAATTGATGCTAAGTTGGTCATTTTACAAATGTCTTTACATTAGTTGGTTTGCCACCAACTCCTTGTTTTTTAGCTCTTTTTCTTCTTACTGCTGATTTGATTTGTGATGCAGTCATGCGATTAGCTTTGGCTCTTGGCACACATTTAGGATATTTTCTTTTAGAACCTTTAGCTTTTGACCTGCCACATTTTTGAAACTTGCCGTCTTTTTTAGGTGCGCCTATATCTACCCAGTCACCTTGAGGTCCTTTACCAAACCACTTGCCTAAACCCATTACCTGCCACGCATTTTAGTAACTTTTCTTCTAGGCTCCATAACAGCTCCACAGCCTTTGGCTATAAAACCGCCGTTACTTTTTTTTATGATTCCGCCTACAGCTGCTTTTTTGGGTCCTTTGTACTTGCCACCTCTTTTTTTGTAAGTTCTGACAAGCCATGCATTTGCATAAGCAGATGGGTAAACATCAAATTTTGCTTTTGCCGCTGCTTTTACTTTTTGATACAAGGTTGGATTTGCAACATTTGATGGTACGCTGCCACCACTTTTTAATTTTATTGCTTCTAGTGTTTTAGCTTGTTTAGCGTGTAACCCACTAGCTTTCTTTAGAGCTTTAGAAACCTTTTTAATTTTTTTCTTTGCATTTTTTTTAACAAACATTTAACACTTCCACCTTCTTCTTGCTTGCCTAATTCTTGAATTAGGATTGTTTCTAGTTTTAGCAGAGCTTTTCTTTAACTGTCCCAATGACCTTGCGCAATAAGACTTACGCCTTTTTGCTGCCTTGCTGCCTTTTTTTACCTTTCCTGTTACAGCTGTTTTTAGCTTAGAGCCAGGATTTTTTTTTCGGTATGCACGAACACCTTTCCTAGTCATGCCTGCACCTTGACTGGTTGGGCGATAATTACCGCCCTTTCCAGTTGTTCTTTTTATAGGTTTAGCTTTCTTCCTAGTTTTTCTTGCTGCCATTCATTAATAATTCTTATTCAAAACCAAAATTATTGAATAAGTATCACCGCTTGAGTGTCCTACAGTTGTGAAATCTATATCACCTGTTACGCCACTACCCGCATTGTTAGGTATGCCAGAAAACAAGTCATAATATTCATCGCCTGTGCTATCAGCTGGTAAACCAGTTAGCAAAACATTGGTGCTTGCATCAAATTCTAAATTAACACCCATGCCTCTAGTTGCCCAATAAATTCTGGCCACCGAAACAGAGGTGCATGCTTCACCCGCATGATTCGCTTCTAAAGCTGATACATCAACCTTTTTTACAGCACTTTCTCCTGTGCCGTCAGAAACATTCGTAAATTTCAATACGGCTGTTTTTTGGCCATCTTGAATGGTTTGAGAAGTTACTGCGTCTGCCATAATTTACTCCTATTATGCGTCAGCAAATGGTGTTACTAAAGTTCCTGAACCTAAAATAATACCTTCTACAGCATATTTAGCTGAGGCCATTGCAGTAACTTTAACTATACTGCCTACTAGTCCACCTTTTGTTGAACCGTTCATTGTAATTACATCATTAGATGAAGCTGAAATAAAAGTTTTACCAGTATTATCATCTACACCTGTATATAACCCACCAACGAACTTATCTGTTCCATCAGTTAAAATATCCATATCTGTAGCTGCGGTTTCTACAACAAAAAAGAAAGTAGCTCCAAGGTTATTTAATTGATTAGGGTCTGTGTTGTCGCCTGGGTCTGTTGTGACAATGCTAGGTAAAGTAAATTTACCATCTGCATCATTACAAGTTAATATTTTGCCTGAGTGTGCTGCAACTGTAAGTGTTGTATCTGCTGTTAAGCTTACTACATTTGCATTACCTGCCGAAATGAATCCTGCTAATGATTTTACAGGACCACTGAATGTACTTAATGCCATAATTTTTCTCCCGAAAAATAAGTTCTATTATCTTGGCTTGTCTGCTAGGTCAGTTAATAGAACAAGTTAATTTATCCTAGTCTTATGATTGTATATTAGTTTATACAATAAAAAAAGGGAGCTAATGCTCCCTTTAGTGGTTTGAAGAACCTTAAGCTCCTTGTGAGCCAAAAACTCCACGCCAGTTAGATACACCAAATGAATATCTTTCCCTAGCTCTATACCTAATGTTACCTGTTGAAAATTCAGGTTCCATGGAGGTTTCCATATTTGTTCTATTGAACATTTTTAGACCTTCTCCATCTGAATTTACTGATGTCATAATGAAATATGCATCTGGGTCATTAAGATAGTGGTTTACACTAAAACCACCAGGCATAGAAGATTGGTTTTTAATTGAGTTAATATCATTGTCTGATGTTGAAACTCTACCAGGTGAGTTTAATAATCTATCAGCAATAAATGTTAATTGCGGAGGTATTATTAATTTATCTGGTCTAACTGCAATAGTCAGATTTCTGTCATCAACAAAAGTTGATATATCAATTATATTATCTTCTAACGAAGTTTCATTGAGGTCAGCCATTGTTGAAGCTCTGTTACGAGCTGTTCCACCACCCGCTAACGGATGTGCTGTGGAAATTAATTGCTGTCCATCACCAATAGCAAAATTAGAATCAAACGCATTGTTTAACACATTTGCTCCTTTTACTTCTTTGGTATGTTGCATTGAACGAGCCAATGCTTTTGTGTATCTACGACCGAGTTGGTCATATAAATTGTCTTCAATAGCTTCTTCAGTTAAAGAGAAAGCAAGAGCCACAGTTTCGTGTGTATATCTCGCTGTATATCCTTCTGAAGCACTATCAAAGCTTACGCCAGCACCTTCTTCCTTGACAGGAGCTGCACCAAATCCAACTACTAAAACTTCTTCTTCAAAAGCTCTATCTGAGTCTTCTATAGAATATAGTTCTTTGTATTCTTCATTGTTTTCGTCATATTCAAGTCCAAAAAGTGCATTTAGACCGGGTTCAAGTTCTTTCGCTAATTGCGCTCTACTTATAGCCATCTAATTACTCCTTATGCTAATCCTGCGCCTTTTTGGCCACAGATATGATTTTGAATAACAACCAAAACATTAGTGTTTGCTGAAGCGACATCTGAATTATCAGGGTCTTGACTTATGTCAATAGCTTTTAGCGGCAAACTTGCTGTAGTTGCACCTGTTGTGACATCTAACTCTGCTCCTGAAATACCTGTAGAGGTGCTTCCTGAGTTTGTATATACAATGTCAAAATTACCAAACAAATCAGCCACTGGGAAAGTGTCGTCTGCTTGGATTTCGAAAACCGTATTAGGGTCATCGTGTATAAAAGCAATTATGTCTGAAGCATTAGTGCTTGCAGGGTAATAATTACTAAATACTTGCTCTGATGTTGTTGGGTCTGTGTACATACAACCGTTGAATACGCCAACTATTGGAACAGTACCACCGTCAGCATGTATCTCTACACCGCCTCCAGTTACTTGCATTACCAAGTCACCTTGAAAAATGCTAGTTCCGTAGTTTGCAGCAATTCTATAACGGCTTTGACCGCCTGAATAGGGTGAGCCACCCATCATTTTTACAGGCTTAAGACCAAATGAAGCGTCTTTATTCGCCATATTTTTATCCTACCTTTTTTTACCAAATGATACTTTAGATTGTCTATTAGAGTCGTACTTAACATATCTGTTGTTGCCTTCTACTTCACTAAACATAGTATTATCAAGTGCTTCGTTCTGTTGCACATTTCTTTGTTTATAGTGTTGGTTTCTTTCTTCAACAGTTTCTTTTGGTATTTTCGCTAATATCAATCCACCTACCG